CGATACGGTTCCGGCTGCTGCTCAGGCAGCGCAGAATGCTTCTCCGGAAGCTCCGTCGGCTGATTTCTCGGGCGTAGGCAGCGACCCGTATCCGTTCTGATAGATAGGAGGGCATGCATGACAGAGGGTATACCGTACTTCTCTCTGGATTGCCGGTTTGATGATAAGCTTGAGGAAATAGAAGATATGTTCGGTATGAAAGGGCTTGGTATCATAATCAAGCTCTTTCAAAAGATTTATGGTATACACGGATACTATTGCGAGTGGAACGACAGGGTGGCGTCAAGGTTTGCAAACCGTGAGGCGTTTGTGGGTGTTGATGTTGTTCGTGAGGTTGTTGCCGCTGCGCTCAGAGAATCCAAGAATCATGAATCGCTGTTCGACAAGGAAATGTATACCAAATACGGAATACTGACTTCTCGCGGAATCCAGAAGAGATATCTGAAAGCGGCAAAGTCGTTGAAACGTAAGGATATTTTTCCTGTCTTAGAGTATGTAATTATTCCTCTCGATGATTCAGATATAGGCAATTCCGGAAAAAACGCTGATATTTCCGGAAAAAGCAACGAAAACTCCGGAAAAAACGGCGATATTTCTTCCCTAAATGAAAAGAAAAGAAATGAAATGAAATTAAAAGAAAGGGAAAGCAGGACGGCTGCGCCGCCTGCCCCTTCCCCCACCCGCGAACAGCTTGTGCGCAAATACGGGGAGAAGGCTGTTGCCTTGTATGAGCAGAAATATCAGAACTGGCAGCAGCGCAAAGGAATATCTGGAGGTATCTCCTACGCGAGAATAGCCGAGTGGCTGATCGCCGACGGAGTACCGGAGCAGAACAGCAGCATAGATCAGGAAGATATCTTGCGTGAATTGCAGGAGCAGTATTCGGAGGAGGGATAGAATGCAGATAGAATTCACGGTCCCAGGAGAACCGTTCGGAAAGCAGAGGCCGAGACACAGCCGTGTCTCCGGCACTACATACACTCCGAAGGAAACTAAGCTTCACGAACAGCTTATTCAGTGGGCGTACCGCAAAGCGGGAGGACATAAGTTCCCGGAGGATTCGGAAATCAGAATCACGATAATCGCAGTGATGGGTATTCCGAAAAGCACTCCGAAGTATCGCCGGGCTGATATGCTCAGCGGGAAGATTCGTCCGACCAAGAAACCAGACTGGGACAACATAGGAAAGCTCGTCTGCGACGCGCTGAACGGCGTGGCTTACGACGATGATAAGTGCGTTTGTGACGCTCGTGTTGTCAAGCTTTACGGAGAAGTCCCGCACTTGCGGGTCAGATTGGAGGATATAAATGCGTGGGATCTACGACAACCCGGAACTGCTGGAGGTGAACAGTGATGAAAGAAAAAGCAATACTGCTGAGCATACAGCCAAAATGGTGTGGGCTTATCGCAAACGGTAAGAAAACCATTGAAGTACGCAAGACCAGACCAAAGATTGAAACACCGTTCAAGTGTTACATATACCAATCGAAGAGCAAAGACCAGTTGATGGATGTAATGAAAGATGGCGATGAAAACTACGGCGTGATTTACCACGGAAAACCGGTATTCATCAAAACAAGTTCGAAGTATTCAAACCCTTGCGAGCAGAAAGTCATTGGAGAATTTATCTGCGACAGTATCTCCGAGTATGAAGCTGAGTTTTGCAAGGAAGATAATGTTTACCAGGATATTCGGCAGATATTTCGCGATGATGATTTCCCCGATGACGATGATCGCAGAGATTTCGAGATTCTCACATCAAACGAAGCTAATAATCCCGATGACTGTGAATTCTTACATTCGTGCCGCATGACGTTCGATGACGTTAAGGCGTACATCGGCGAGGGATTCTGCAAGACGTTTTGGGGTTGGCATATCTCCAATCTGAAAATTTACAAAAAGCCGAAAGAATTGAGCTTTTTTGAAAAGCCGTGCTCTCACAATTGCGAGAATTGTAAGTATTATTGCACAAGTAGCTTGGAAGAACCAGCTTATTGTGAATGGGAAGATTGCGAGATATCAAAGCCGCCGCAGTCGTGGCGCTATGTGGAGGTGAGCGGGAATGAGTGACCGCAGAAAACTTACTGCTGCCGAACGCCAGCAGATCTATGAGAAATTCGGCGGTCGCTGCGCTTATTGCGGCTGCGAAATCACTATCAAGGACATGCAGGCAGACCATGTTGTCCCACTGCACCTCGGCGGTGAGGACGATATCTCAAATCTCTCTCCGGCGTGCCGGGCTTGTAATCACTACAAGTCCACGTACACGGTAGAGAGGTTCAGGGAAATCATTGAACGAGCCTATGACACGCAGATGAAATGCAGCGCAACTTTCCGTAATCTAGTCAGGTTTGGAATGATAGCACGCCCTAGAACGGACGTAAGATTCTGGTTTGAAAGGTGGTAAACAGGAATGAGCGAGTACACCGAAGAATGCAGCGGTTGCCTTGCCGAATACAACGGCGAGTGCACCGCTGAAACATGCAGAGGAAAGATAACACAGCTCGCGCACAATTCCGGGAAGTACACAGACAGCAAGGAACGGCACCAGAAAATGTACAAGCTGTCGGCTGATATGTTCCGGGAGTGTTTCGGCGAGGATTTCGTTGATGAGGATACAGAAGAATGAGTGAATACATAGACCGCGAAAGCATAAGAAAGGTGTTAATGGACGTATGCTCCGACGAAAATTGCCCGATGTTTATCGCCGCGACAATCGACCAGGTTATTGACTATGAGCCTGCCGCCGATGTTGCGCCGGTGGTGCATGGACGTTGGATCAGGTTTAAGGAACCCGATTCTGAAACTGGCTATATACACATGAGGTGTTCGGTGTGCACAGCTTACTGGTCTGACCCGTCACACGCAGACCATTTCCGCTACTGTCCCAGCTGCGGCGCTAAGATGGACGAAAACGAGGTTGAAAACCTTAAACGCTGCTCGTGCGGGGACAGGTATTACTGCCCAGAGGTCGAAAAAGGCGAAAATGGCAAATGGTTTATACGCTGCCATATGTGCCACAGAATTGTATGGGGTGATACCATAGAAGAAGCCGCAGACAAATGGAACAGGAGGGCTGATAATGGCTAAAGTAAAATGCAGGTCGTGCGATATCTGCGGCGAGATGAACGCCAAAGATGGATTTATGCTCAAGGCTAAACGCATGGAATCTCACAACGTAAGAGATACGCTCGGGTATATAATAGGCGTAAAATACAGGTGGGCAAGAATCGACCTCTGCGAAAGCTGCTATAATGAGATAGTCAGGAGCTGCCACCGGATCCGTCGCGAACAGAAGGAGGGCTGATACCAATGAACACTAAAGCATATGACCGCTACCGGATAGACCGGAACGTATACAATGAGCTGAAATGGCTGTGCCGTCAGTACAACGACATCTGCCGGGAAATCGCGGACTGCTACGGAATATCAGCCGTGAACTACGACAGCACCGGAGCTGCTAAGGGCAATCATATCAGCGACCCTGTGCAGGAGCGTTCCGACAAGGCTATGCGGCTGCGCGAGGATATCGAGAAGATAGACCAGGCGCTTGAACAGACCGCCGCTGAGCCTATGCGGAAGTACATCAAAAAAGCAGTCACAGAGGGGCTTCCGTTCGAGTATCTCGGGAATGTTCCGTACGGTCGGCGGCAGTTCTATGAGTATCGCATGAAATTCTTCTGGAATCTTGCCCGGCTGAAAAAAGGGTAACCATTTTTTCAAAAAACGTGATATAATAATATCATGAAATACTGAAAAGCGCCCGAAGCAATCGCCCGGGCGCTGTTTCTATGCAAGCAGGTGGTGATGTTTGAATGATAAGAATTTAGTACCGTTTCGAAGCGAGAGCGAAGCAAGAGAAAACGGCAGAAAGGGCGGCAGGAAATCCGGCGAGACCCGCCGCCGCAAAAAGGCGCTGAAATCCCTGATGAACGACCTGCTCTCAAGCGACATCGTGAACGACGACATATACAACATGACCGTCGACATGGGCTTCGGAGCTGACCCGACCTACGGCGCGGCGGTAGTCGCGGCGATGGTACGGCAGGCGGCGCTCGGGGACACCAAGGCGTTCAATGCGATAGTCGACCTTATCGGCGAGGGCAGCTCCGGGGAGCGCGTGAAGCTCCAGAAGAAGCAGGCAGCATTGCAGGAGAAGAAGCTCTCCGGCGAGGAAGAGCAGCCTCCGGACGACGGCTTTCTGTCGGCGCTGGACGGCTCTGCTGCGGAGGACTGGAACGATGAAGATTAAAGCGGTGTTCAAGTTCAAGCCGTTCTCGAAGAAGCAGCGGAAAGTCCTGAACTGGTGGTGCCGCTCGTCCCCGGTGCGGGACTTCAACGGCATTATCGCCGACGGCGCTATCCGTTCGGGGAAGTCCGTCGCGATGTCGCTCGGTTTCGTTATCTGGGCTATGTCGGAGTTCGAATCCTGCAACTTCGCGATGTGCGGCAAGACTATCGGCTCGTTCCGGCGCAACGTCCTGTTCTGGCTGAAACTCATGCTCCGTTCGCGCGGGTATTCGGTGTCGGAGCAGCGCACCGAGAACCTTGTCATTGTTCGCAGAGGCAGCACAGAAAATTACTTCTACGTGTTCGGCGGCAAGGACGAGCGCTCCCAGGATCTCATTCAGGGCATAACGCTCGCGGGGGTGTTCTTCGACGAGGTGGCGCTCATGCCGGAGAGCTTCGTCAACCAGGCGACCGGGCGCTGCTCGGTGGACGGCTCAAAATTCTGGTTCAACTGCAATCCCGGAAGCCCTGCGCACTGGTTCAAGACCGGCTGGATAGACAAGCGCGCGGACAAGCGCCTGCTGTATCTCCATTTCACGATGGACGACAACCTGTCGCTCACCGAAGCCGTTAAGGAGCGTTACCGGGGAATGTACACCGGCGTGTTCTTCAAGCGGTATATCCTCGGGGAATGGAAGTCCGCTGACGGAGTAATCTACCGCCAGTTCGCGGACGACCCGGAGCGCTTCATTCTCGACGAGGTCCCGGCGGATATCTTCATCGGAACGATGGGGCTTGACTTCGGCGGGAACGGCTCGGCGCACGCTGGCTGTCTTGTGGGAATAACCCGGGGCTACCGCAGTATCGTGATTCTGGACGAGTACTACCGCAAGGAAGTAATCGACCCCGGAACGCTCACGGACGACGTGTGCGGATTCGTTCAGTGCTCGCAGGCGCAGTGCAGGGCGACTTCCATCTGGTGCGACAGCGCGGAAACGGTACTCATCAAGGGCATACGCACCGAGGTGTTTGCGCGGCATATTCCGGTGGAAGTCCGCAACGCGCGCAAGGGCGAGATAATCGACCGCATACGGCTCTGTGACATGCTCATGAGCCAGGGCAGGTTCTTTATCATGCGGCGGTGCAGGCACACCATAGTGGCGCTCTCAGAAGCCGTCTGGGACGGCAAGTCGCCCACAAAGGACAAGCGCCTTGACGACGGCTCGACTAACATTGACAGTCTTGACGCGCTGGAATACGCCCTCGAACCGCACGCGAACCGGCTCATAGAATTTGGAGGAATACATGAACGCAAATGAAATAGCCGCCGCATTCGGGCAGGAGTTCAGCGGCTCGGAATACTACAGCGCCTGCATAGACAAGTGGCGGCGCATATACCGCGACGACCCGGAGTGGCGGCAGACCGCAAAGGGCGGGCTTTTCTCGCGGGGAAAGCGACAGCTCCTGCGGCTGAATATGGCTAAGGTGCTTTGCGATAACCTCGCGGCGCTGACCTTTTCGGAGCAGTGCGAGATAACGCTCGACTGCCCGGAATATCAGGGATACATAAACAGCGCGCTGAACGCGAACGGTTTCTGGAAACAGCTCCCGGAACTGCTCAGCAAGGCGTATGCTATGGGCGGCGGGGTGCTGAAATGCTACCTCAGCGGCGGGAAACCGAGGATCGACTACATCACCGCCGACCGCTTCGTCCCGGTGAGCTGGGACGGCTCCGGAGTGCAGTCCGGAATACTTTCGGGGACTTACACGCGGGGCGAGGACTACTTCCATCTGCTTGAATTCATGCAGCCGGGCAGGTCGGAATTCAAGCTGTTCAAGGCGGCTTCTGATTCGGAACTCGGGCGGGAATGCCCGCTTGCGGAGATGTTCCCGGACTTGCAGAATCCGGTCGTGTACGAGGGCGGCAAGCCGGTGTTTGCGTACTTCCGACCGTTCGTCAGCAATAATTCGGATTATGATACGCCGCTCGGAATGTCGGTTTACGCGAACTGCACCGATACGCTCCGGGCGCTTGATACGGTGTTCGACAGCTTCCAGCGGGAGTTCGTCCTCGGCAAGAAGCGCATAATCGTGCCGAGTTCCTGTGTGCAGACCATAATCGACCCGGACACCGCCGAAGCAGTCCGGTACTTCGACGCGGACGACGAGGCTTTCATAGCGCTCCGGCACGAGGACGGCGAGAATCTCAGGATAACCGACAACACCACGGAACTCCGCATAGAACAGCACGTCAGCGCCATCAACGCGTATCTGAATATCCTGTGCATGCAGACCGGGCTGTCGGCGGGAACGTTCTCGTTCGACGTCCAGCAGGGCATGAAAACGGCGACCGAGATAATCTCCCAGGAAAGCAAGACCGCGCGCACAGTAAAGAACAACAAGAATCTGCTCTCCGAGGCTATAGAAACGGTCGTTCACGCGTTGATACAGCTCGGGGTGATGTCCGGGGAGATTTCCGCACGGGAATACAGCGTAACAGTCGGCTGGAACGATAACATCATCATCGACGACAACACGCTGATAGACAACAATATCAAGCTGGTTTCGGCGGGGCTGAAGTCGAAAATAAAGGCGATAATGGAAGTCCAGAAATGCGACGAAGCCACCGCCCGGGAGGAACTGGAGCGCATGTCGCAGGAGACTGGCGGCGGGGGTATCGCGGACTTCTTCGGTGACGAATCATGACCGCCCTTGAAGCGCTGAACCTCGCCGCTCCCATCGCCGACGCATACATGAGCGTTGAGGAACGCCTGCTCGTCCGGATAGCGCGGCAGCTTTCGCTGAACGACGACCACCAGCTCAACGAGGTCAGCAAGTGGCAGTTAAAGCAGCTTGCGAAGCACGGGCTACTCCGGCAGGACGCGCATAAAATCATCGCGGCGGGCACAAAGGGAATCCCCGGGGACGTCGCGGAGACCGTCCGGCAGGCGATAGACGATACGCTCGCCGAGGACGGTATTCAGAGCATGTGGCATAACCAGCGGTTCGCCGAGAGCGCCGCGAACGCCGTCAGGCACTACCGCAATCAGGCGAAAGACGTGTACAATCAGGTCAACACCGTCATGAAGTACAAGGCGGAGAGCACGTTCGTCCGCGCCGTGAATACGGTAGCTGACAAATGGACGCAGGAGCAGCGCCGGGAGCAGTCCGAGATAGCGAACAAGCAGGACATGCTGAATATTCTGAACAGCAACACGGCTGCGGTCGTTTCGGGCGCAGAGAGCCGCACAAAGGCTGTCCGCACGACGATACACGAGATGGCGCAGAAAGGCATTCCGGCGTTTGTGGATAAGTCGGGGCGGGAGTGGTCTCCGGAAGCTTACGTCAACATGGATATCCGCGCGACGGTCAAGAATACGGCTCTGGAAGCGCAGTTCTCGACGATGGACAGCCTCGGGCAGGACGTGTTCGAGGTGAGCAGTCACCCCGGCAGCCGTCCGAAATGTCGACCGTGGCAGGGGAAGCTGATTTCTCGCTCCGGCAGGACAACCGAGATCACCGACATCAACGGCAGGAAGCACAAGGTAATTCCGCTGTCGCAGACGAGCTTCGGCGAGCCGGACGGGCTGTTCGGGATAAACTGCGGGCATCGTCCGCGCGGCGTTTCCGACGGGCTGTTCCGGAAATCGGAGGTCGAGTATGACGATGAGGAAGATAAAGCGCTTTATCACAAGGTCTGCAAGCAGCGGGAGCTTGAGCGCAAGGTGCGGAAGTCCAAAACGGAAGCCGATATGCTCGAAGCCGCAGGAGATACCGAGGGCGCAAAGGAAGTCCGCAGGAAGATGGCGGAGCAGAACAAGGCATTGAAATCCTACTGCGACAGCAACGGGCTGAAATATCGGTCGGATAGGGTTAAAACCTATGGGAGCGTGAAGCCGTCCCCGAAGCGCATGAGTAATGTTGGTAACACTTGGGCAGGGGCAGAACCCACAAAGCACACAGCAACGGAGCTTGCCGAACTGAACCAGTACGCTGCCGACAAGGGAATAAAGCTGTACACTCGCAAGCCGTTCGACGGCGACGCGGAACTGCTGAAATCCCAGATAGATACTGTCGCTGATCTGCGGGAAGAATTCAAAATCAAGGAGCCTTTGCAGCTTGGCTGGAAGCGCATGGATCCGGACGATTTCGGCGAAACTTCGTCCAACCACCAGCAGATTTGGATAAACGAACTTGCATTGCGTAACAGGGGCGTTACTGAAAAGAATCTTTCAGTTGACAACTATCTTGCAGCCAACACCGCCGAGGGAATAGCCGCTCATGAGATGGGACATGTCATTTCCGGCAAGATACGCAACGGCAAATCCGGTCTTGACATCTACAAGGAAACGGTGTATAATGTAAGTGGGAAAAGGATTTCGGACGATGAAGCAATTCAATTATTGCTTACAAAGGTTTCCGTTTATTCGGCTTATCCCACTATGAAAAGCAACGGAACAGTTGTGTACGGCGAGGTTATATCAGAAATGCTCAGCGTTAATTATACCAGCCCAAATAAGTACTCATCTGAGTTCGTGCGCTTGTTAAAGGAGGCGTGTGGATTATGACTAGGCTCGACGGATATTGGTCAAAGTTCCCTGAATATTGGCACATAAAAAACGGCGTTGTGGTTATTCACGACGACGCTCCGAAAGAGGTCAAGGAAAGTTATGAGCGCTATCTCAAACAGGCGGAAGCCGCTCGCAAGCGCGGAACACTGTGATTTAATAAAATAAGCACCCTGCACCAAACAGGGTGCTTTTTCATTCCAAACGGTGAACGAATCGTTCACCATACAATCAAATAATTCAGCAACTATTTCCAAAACGGAAACGGTTGCTTTTTTATTGTCCGAAACACGCTGACGACACTAAAAGCCCGCGCGGAACAACAGCCGACAGGCTATAAACGGAGGTAACAACAATGGCAGACGAACAGACAACCCAGACCACACAGGAGCAGGGCGGCGCTCAGACCGCCGGAGGTGATCCTAACGTATCTACGCAAAGTTTTGCGCAAAACATTCTCGGCGATGTAAACCCGGACGGTATTGTGCGCAAAACTGGCGCGCAGGAGGCGGCAAAAACATTCACGCAGGACGAGGTCAACGACCTCATAAAATCGCGCCTTGAACGCGAGCGCAAGGGACTTCCCAGCAAGGAGGATCTCGCGGCGTTCCACAAGTGGCAGGACGACCAGAAATCCGCAGAGCAGAAGTCCGCGGAAGCTATCAAGGTGCAGTCAGACCGCGCGGACGCAGCCGAGAAGAAAGCCGCTGCTCTGGAAGCGAAGCTGCTCGCCACGTCAAAGGGCGTAAAGCCCGACGCGGCGGACGACGTAGTAGCGCTGGCTTCGCTTAAAGTCAGCGACGACATGCCGCTTGAAAAGGCAATCGACGAGGTGCTGAAGAAATATCCGCAGTTCGCGGGAGGTTCAGCGCCGACAACAACAGGGGTTTCCGGCGGGAACGGCAGCGCCGCTATTTCCGGCGTTGAAGCCGCGTTCCGTGCGAAGAACCCCGGAATCAAGTTTTAATTCGGAATTCGGAATTCTTAATTCGGAATTAAGGTGTCCCACTTCGTGGGACGTATTTAAATAACCGCCGCAGGCGGCACCGAAATTCCGAATTCCGCATTCATAATTCCGAATTTTCGACTGAAAGGAGAAATCTATGGCTCATGAGGCTCAGGAGCGCTATTCTTCGCTTGTCCTTGCGAAAATGCGCTCGGAAAACATTCTTAAGGACGGTATCATCTTCAACAACGACTACGAGGGCGACCCGGTCGCGGGCGCGGTCAAGGTTCCGGTGCGCGACGGCGAGGTCAAGGTCGGTGACTACGACCGCAGCGCCGGCGGCGATCTTTCCGAAAGCTCCACCGAGTACCGCTCTATCCTCATCAACCGCGAGAAGTACGTCAACGAGCTTGTGGACGGCTACGACGCGGCTTCCGTTCCCGACAACCTTATCGCGGACAGGCTTGACAGCGCGGGTTACTCCATGGCGACCGCCCTCGACCGGGACGGCGCTTCCACGCTCATCTCGCAGGGCACCCGCGTCAATACGTCCTCCATTTCCGCAAGCACCGTATACAGCGATGTTGTGGATATCCGCACGCTGATGAGCAAGGCGAACGTCCCGAACGACGGCAGGCGCTACCTGCTTGTTACTCCGGACATCTACGCGGCTATGCTGAAAAGCCCGCTGTTCGTGCAGGCTTCCGCGCTCGGCGACGAGGTGAAGCAGTCCGGCGCGGTCGGCAAGATCGCGGGATTCACCGTGTACGAGTGGAACGACGACACCGCTAACCTTGCGATGATCGCAGGTCACCCGCGCTATGCTACGCGCATCAACGCATGGAAGGTGCCTATCGCCGTGAATGACCTCAAGGACAGCAAGCACATCGGTTCTTCTGCGGTTCAGGGGCGTTCCGTTTACGGACACGAGGTGCTCCGCAAGAGCGCTATTTACGCCGTATTTTCCGCGGGTTCGCTCACTCTTACGCAGGGCGCGTTTGCTTCCGATAAGTGCAAGGTCACTGTCGCAGAGAGCGCTGCGGACGCGTTCGCATACCGCGTGAATCCGGCAAAGCGCGCGGCGCTTGAGGAGGACTTCACCGCCATCGCTACGACAAATGCGTTCACTTCCAACAGCACGCAGATCTCCTGCAAGAAGGGCGATATCATCGAGATAATCGGCCTTGACAGCAACAAGAAGTGCGTTAAGGTCGGCTACATCACGGTAGCATGACGGTCACGGCTGAGTACTACTCCGCGAACTGGGGCGGCTGGACGGATTCGGACGAGCTGACAGCCGCTCTCAAACGCGCGGAGCTTATCGTAGACCGGGAGATATTCCCCTCGGGGTATACTGTAGCTGCCACGCCGGAAGTCTGGCGTACAGCCGCTCAGAACGCTGTCTGCGCGCAGGCGGAGTTTATCCTCGAAAACGGCGGTGTTTCGGCGCTGTCGGAGACCACGGACGGCGGCTCGGTAACGCTCGGGAAGTTCAGCTATTCCGGCGGCGGGAGCCCCGCTGGCGGGAGTTCAGGCAATTCCGGCGGTTCGGCGGCGAATTCGCTGTGCGCCCAGGCTCTGGCGCTGCTGGAGCCGACCGGATTGCTCTACAGAGGGGTGAGGATATGAGACCTATCCCGCGTTCCCTGCTGATACATTCGGCGGTGCTGTACGAGGAGAAAGAAAACGCGTGGCAGAAAAAGGAGCTCGTCGAGCTGGCGAAGCTCACGCATATCCGCGTAGAGCCTGCGAGTAAAATGATAATCACGTCCGACAATCGCTCCGTTACGCTGTCTGCAACGCTTTTCTACGACTGCCGGAACAGCGCTCGGGGGGTGGAGTTCAAGCCGGGATATATCGTCGAATTTGGCGGCAAGCGTTACCGCGTTGAGACTGTCGAGGTTTTTTACGACCGTCAGAAACTCCACCATCTGGAGGTGGGACTGTGCCTGTGACGGTGAACATCAATTCCGCTCAGATAGCGGTCGATATCCGCGCGGCTTCCGAAAAGGCGCGCGGGATAACCTCTCAGCAGGCGCTCGCGGACTGCAACGAGTACGTTCCGGACGACCAGGACGCGCTCGTCAACAGCTCGAATATCCACAGCGATATACTGCACGGAAAGCTCGTCTGGTCTACTCCCTACGCTAGATATCTGTATCACGGCGTGCTGATGGTGGACCCGAAAACCGGTTCAGCATGGGCGCGGGAGGGTCAGACGAAGGTCAAAGTCTCGCCGGAGGTGCGGCTTAAATTCGATAAGCGCAAGAACCCGAAAGCCGGCTCCCACTGGTGCGAGCGCGCCCAGGCAGACCACGGCGAGGAATGGCGGCAAATCTACGAAACAGCATTGCGAAAGGAGCTGAACAAATGACGGCGCAGTTACAGGCAGTCGAAGCTTTCCGGGCTTTTGCGGAGAAAACAACAGGACAGCCGGCGTCCGTCGGGCTTCTTTCGACCGGGGAGAGCATCGCAGTGCAGGTCGTGACAGGTTCCCGGGAGTTCACCTCCCTCGACCTCGCGAACCGCCGGGCGGTGCTTTCCCTCGACGTGCTGTCGAAATTCAAGAAACAGGAGCAGGCTTACGGCTTCCTCTGCGTGATAGCCAACGCCTGCGATACAGCCCGGCTAGGTGCGCCTGTCGTTAACGCGGAGGCACGCAGCGAGCCGTTATTCGTAGGCACGGACGGCGATTACTGGATATATTCGCTGTCCGTCAGCCTGCGGATCATTATTTAATTCGGAATTCGGAATTCTTAATTCGGAATTAAGGTGTCCCACTTCGTGGGACGTATTTAAATAACCGCCGCAGGCGGCACCGAAATTCCGAATTCCGCATTCATAATTCCGAATTTTTCGACTGAAAGGAGAATTACTATGTCCCAGACATTACCCAAGGTAGCGGGTGTTGAGCTGAACCACGAGGTCAAAGTGTTCATCAACACCACGCCCACAGGTGACAGTGCGACCTATAAGTCCATGTGCAATGCGTTCAAGAACTGCGCGAACGCGCTGAACGAGAACGTGTATTCCGCGTCCTACCTCAGCGACGGCGGTTACAGCTCCAGCACAGTTACCGGATTCCAGCCTACTATAACGCTTCAGGGCGACTTCATGGCAAGCGACCCGGTGTGCGCTTATCTCGACAAGATTCAGTGGAGCCCCGGCGCGGCGCGTGTTACCGATATCAAGATGAACCGCAACGGGCAGATAGTCACCTGCCCGGTAACGCTGACCCAGATAGCTATTGCGGGCGGCGAATCCACCGCGCCGAACGCCGTGACTGTAGTCATGGCGATGAATGGCAAGCCCACCGTCGAGGACGGAAATCTGGACGACACCGGCGAGAAGAAGACAGGGCTTTAATGCTGAAAGGAGCAGAAAATGCACCAGATAAAGAGATCGGAGAAGATACGCGACGCGCTGGAGCTTTGCGGAGAGGGCGGAAAGCCCGCCGCAAAGCTGGAGTTCGTCGTTGACATCGACGCTATCGCGGGGGAACTCCGCAGGAACCTCACCGACATCACGACCGCTGAGCAGGCGCTGAAAAAGGCGGCTTCCGATAAGGACTACGCCGAGGCTTACGAGCAGTACGGCAGGGCGGTGCGCGGGGTATTCGCCATCTGCTTTGGCAGGGAGAACGCGGAAACCATCTGCGAGTTCTTCGAGGGTAATTACATTGAGATGTCCGTCGCGATAGTGCCGTATATCTACGACGTGATACTCCCCCGCGTGAACGAGTGCATAGCCAGCCGCCGCGAACAGCTCAAGGGAATCTACCGCAGGGGGAAGAAGCTCAGATGAAGCTGTACGAGCCGTTTCCCGACCGCATTACCGTTGAAGGTCAGGAGTATCGGCTGGCTCTGTGGTTCGACCGGGTGCTGAGGTTCTACGACGTCCTCGACGACCCCGGCCTCACGCCGGAGGAAAAGACGGAGGCGGGTTTCTCATGGCTCGTGGACTGCCGGAAAACCCCGCCGCCGGAGGTACAGAGCCGGGTACTCCAACAGCTTATGGACGAGGTGATAGCTCCACCGCAGCGGAGGCTGTCAACGCAGAAGCAGCCGCAGAAGTGCGTTGATTTCAGCTTCGACGCGGAGGAGATATACTCGTCGTTCCGGCAGGCTTACGGTATCGACCTGATACAGGAGTGCGGGCGGCTGCACTGGTGCGCGTTCCTCGCGATGTTCCACGGGCTTCCGGAGGACGCGCCGGTGAAGCAGATAATGCGGATACGCTCGGAGGATATCCCGGCTCCGAACAAGCACAACGCGGAGTATATCCGGCGGCTCACGGAGCTGAAAACGCTGTACGCGCTGCCGAATAAGGGCGCTTCGCAGGCGCAGGACGGCGGGGGCTGGGACGGGCTGTTCAATATGCTGCGGGCGCAGGCTGAATGATTTCTGTATTGACATTTCCGATGGGACGTGCTATAATGTAGAAAATAAACTTTTTGGAGGTAATTCTCTATGAAAATGTACAGATGTCCCGATTGTGGCAGAACGTCAACGTCAATGTACTGCGACGCCTGCGGCAAAACTATTCCCTCACAGTATGTGACATACGGAGCGGAAGCTGGTACGCCGTCCGGAATGGCGGAGGGTACTGACGCGACAAACATACTGCTTGAGAAGATAAGCCGCGCGGAGGAGCGCAATAACGAACTGCTTTCCGCTGTTCAGAAGAATACAAAGGTGGTTGCTGTCATTTCCATCATTTCTATGGTGGCGGCGGTCGCAAGCGCTCTGTTTACGGTATTATCGTTGATTTCGTTTATGTGACGCCGGCAATCATCAAGTACATAGAAAAAGCACCTTGCACAAAAACAAGGTGCTTTTTTCATGCCCGAAAGGAGGAAAAATGCCCGAAGGAGAAGTAGTATATCATATCCGGGGCGACAACAGCAAGCTCCCCGACGATCTCAAGAACGCGGAGAAGATAATCGGAGATTCCGCAGATAAGGTTGAAAAAGCGGCTCTGGGAGCTATCAAGGCAATAGGCGCGGCTGCTTCCGCAGCGGCTGCGGCGGGTACTGCGATAGGCACGGCGGCGGTAAAATCTGCTGACGACCTGGATAAGGCTGTCAAGCGTGTTACCAGCGCCACAGGCGAGGGCGCGGCTGCCGCTGAAAAGTACTCCGAGGTGATAAAGGGAGTTTACGGCGACAACTTCGGCGAGAATTTCGACGACATCGCCGCGAGCATTTCCACGATAACTCAGAATCTCGGCGAAATGGACGCGGAGCCGCTCGAAAAAATCACCGAAAGCGCCTACGCCTTGCAGGACGCGTTCGATATGGACGTCGCCGAGACCTCCCGCGCCGCTAAAGCTATGGTGGAGAACTTCGGTATAGCTGCCGAGGACGCGTTCGATTATATCGCCAAAGGTGCGCAGGACGGCCTCGACTACTCCGGAGAGCTGCTGGACAATATCAGTGAGTACTCCGTGCAGTTCAAAAAGCTGGGGCTTTCTGCCGACGATATGTTCACTATCTTCGCGAACGGCGCGGAGAACGGAGCATGGAACCTCGATAAAATAGGCGACGCAGTCAAGGAGTTTTCTATCCGCGCTATCGACGGCTCGGACACGACTGAAAAAGGCTTTGAAGCCCTCGGCTACGACGCGGAGGATATGGCGAAGAAGTTCGCACAGGGCGGCGACGCTGCCCGGGACGCGTTCCAGACAATCATAAAGGCGCTCGGCGATATGGAAGACCCCATCGCGCAGAACGAGGCAGGCGTGAACCTGTTCGGGACCATGTGGGAGGATCTCGGCGCTGACGCGGTTAAGGCGCTCGGCGATATCTCCGACAGCGCCTACGACTGTGCGGGAGCTGTGGACGAGATAGTCGAGGTGAATTACAGTTCGCTCTCGGACGCGCTCGGCGGGCTGAAAAGGCAGGTTGAGCTGTTGATACAGCCGCTCGGCGACGAGCTTATCCCGGTTGTTTCGGAGGTCATTGACAAGCTCGGCAAGATAGCTGACGAGGTCGTTCCGGTGCTGTTGGACGCAGCGGAGCCGCTTGTGGAATCTCTGCTAAAGATGATAGACCCTATCTCGCAACTTATTTCTGAACTTCTCCCGCCGCTCATTGAGATGGTCGGAGATATCGCAAAAAGGCTGTCCGACTTTGTTGCAAAGCACATTCCGGAATTGACAACAGTGCTAAAAAACGCAGTAGAGTTCATAAGCAAAGCTTTAAAAGTAGCGTGGGAAGCAAGAGATGCTATTGCCGCAATCGCAATAGCGCTAGTAACTTTTAAGACCGCAATCAAAATCGGGAATGCTGTTCAGGCGGCAGTGACCGCAATACGGTCATTTAAGACTATAACAGACGCGGCGACTGTTTCACAATTGGCGCTCAACGCAGCTGGCGCGGCTAATCCGTTCGTGCTGATAGGTTCGCTCGCTGCTGGAGCGGTCGGAGGAATTGCGGCGCTGTCCGGAGCTATGGACGACTGTAACGAACGTATGGCAGACCTTACTTCAAAATCAGATGAATTAACGCAGTCCTCGCAGGAGTACCAAGAACAGACTAAAGGGCTGGAAGATGTCAAAAAGCGCTATGAAAAGGTTTATAATTCCACAAAGGACACAGCCGAAAAGGAAACTGAACTGAAAGCTTTGCAGGAAGAACTGAACAAGCGGTTCGGTGACCTTGCCGGTAGTATCGACCTTGTGGCTGATTCGTATCAGGGCGTTATCGACAAAATGAATGGCGTCATTTCCAAGTCACATGAAATGTCTGAAAGTCAAGCAAGAATGGGCCTTACTGCCGCCGAAGAAGCAGAAAAGGAAAGTACGGCAATAGGTCTGTTCGCGATGAACACCAATGGAACAAACGACTACCTGTTGAGTGAAGCGTTAAAGCTTGGCACATTCAAATCTTCTGATTCAAACATTTTTGGCGGCAATATGTATTTCAGCGGTTCTTACGAGGACAGGATAAAAGATCTCGAATACCTGCGAGACTTAGCGGCGGATAAATACAGCGAAACCCGCATTGACGATTACAGGCAGTATGCCAGCAGGTTAGACGAGCAGATAAATAATCTGAAATCCGGCTTAGACGCAAAGAACAATGCTGAAACCGCCCTTGCGAATGTTCAGTCTATGAAAGACGAAGCTGAAAAGTCCAAAAGGCTTGCTGGTTCCGTCGGCTACGGCGTTTACGGCAACACCAAAGCGTTTAACGACTATTATTTTAAAGGGAATACAGAAGAACCCCCCGCTGAAACCGAACTGGAAAGCACCTACACTTACAAGCCCTACACCCCAACCGCCGACACATCGAAAACCAAGACCAGCTCAGGCGGTTCGAGCAGTTCCACAGGCAGCCAGGGCAATTTCATCAGCATAACAAGCTATGTCCCGACCATGTGGGACAACGACCAGACCGCCGCGCTGAAATCGCTCATCGGCAAGGACGTGCTCGGAAAGACGGCCTCCGCGCACCAGATAAACGCCCTGACCGGCGCGATATCCGGCGCGGCTGAAAGTTCGTCCGCTTCGAAGGAGACCGACCTCGCCGACGTGATAAACGCGATAACCAAGCTGCAGCGCAAGGTCGAGAGGTTTGAGGACGCGTTCGGCGATATCACCATCGAGCTGACCGCCGGCGACCTGACGATAGGCAAGGCGTGCGTCCGGGACTGCAACATTATGGCGAAGCGCTCCGGCAAATCGCCGTTCAATTTCTAGGAGGTATCATGATACTAAAAATAGGCGATATCGACGTCAGCAAGTACATTCTGCCGCCGGACATCGCGGACACGTTCCGGAGCCAGTCGGTAAACCAGACCCTGAACGGTTCGCTGGTGGTAGACCGTATCTCCGAGCTTTCGAAAAAACGCATTTCGGTGCAGTTCCCGATCGTTCCTCTTGCGAAGTGGGAGGAGATAAAGGCGGTCATAAAGCCGATAACGTTCAATGTCAGCGTTGACAGCAGCGTGTATTCTGTTCACCTGAGCGGTGATATCCCGACCCCGGTGCTTTACGCAGACGGCGACGACGTAATGTGCAGCGAGATCTCGCTGGTGTTCGAGGAGATGTGATATGAGGACAGTTTCAGACGAATATCTTGCGCAGGTGCAGAGCTCCGGGCGGCAGTTCGGAGTTATGGTCAAGGTTTACGGCAATTCCGCCGAACCGGACACGCTATGGCTCGGGGACGTTATCAGCGTTGATATCCTGCGGAGCTGCTCCGATCAGCTCCAGATAGGCGCGTGCATGTCGGACATGCTCACGCTCGAAACTAAGGCGACAATTCTTTTTAACGGGCGGCTGAAAAAAGTTGAGGTTTTTTACCGCTGCACAGCTCCGGTGCTCGACTGGATACGGCTCGGGACATTCTACGTTGACGAGGCGGTCACACGCAACGGCGTTACCGCGGTCAAGGCTTACGACATGATGAGCAGGCTCGACAAGCGCGTGAGCTGGGTGGACACCAGCAAGGCAACCGCGCCGACGTTTCCTTGCAAAATGCAGGCAATGCTGAATTACCTCTGTGCCCGCGCCGGGGTCACGACCGATTTTGTCTGCGAGGATATCACGGTCGAGAAAGCCCCAGACGGCTACACGGCGCAGGAGCTGATAAGCTATATTGCAGCAAGTCACGGCAGGAACGCGCGGTTCTCGCCGTCTGAGGTGCTGAAATTTCCGGCTTACGAGGAGGTCGGAAAAACTGTTCAGCACGGACGGTGCTACTCGCTGGATATAGCAGGTGGAAGCGGATACACGGTCAAGGGGATACTGCTTCAGCGCGGCGGCGACGATAAAATCTACATCGACGGCACTGCTTCTGAGTACGACGAAACCGCCGACGGCATAGTGACGGCGTATGACCCGTTTGCGACGGTCGGTATCGCGGAATACGCATGGAACAGGCTCGGCGGGTTGAATTACTCGGCGGTTTCACTCGAAATGCCTGCGGAAAATATCCTCGAACCGGGCGATGTGTTCACGGTCGAGGACGCGGACGGCACTCAGAAGAAGGTGATCGTTATGGAACAGGAGCTGTCGCTGACCTGCACGGGCGGCTTTGTCGAGAAGATATCCTGCACGGCGGAAAGCAAGGCGCAGAACCGGAGCACTGAGAACCGGCAGAAGGCCACGGAGAAGCAGCTCAGCCAGTCAGGAGGAACTGCCGAAAAACTCCAGACAAGCGGCACGAACACGTCAGCGGTAACAAACGAGTTTGGTGGAATCACTACCGCAGAAGGTGGTGTGGAGGCGTTAAACATAGAGGCAAGCCCGAGCTTTAAATACTTTGATATTTCAATCCCGAGTTTGAAATTTTCGATTTACGGAAATGAAAGCAAATTCAGCATGGCGCAGGCTGGTTCCGTAGGAGAAAAGCGCATTGAGTTAAGTGATACTGCAGGAATACTGATAAAATCAAACCGAGGAAGTGAAATACGCATTGAGCTTCCCTATGCCGGAATCGGAATAGTGATTGATAAAGAAGATTTTGCAATCTGGACTTCCATTTCAAAGCTTTATACGGCGGGTGGAACTTTGTATTTCAACGGCAAAAAGGTACTTTTGGAGGGGTAAATCATGACATCAAAAACAATAGCGCTTTCGGGCGCGGAAATCAGGGCAGATTACAGCGGCGGCACAAATGCCTGGCTCAGGAACGACGGCACGACCGTTGTGTACGCGTCCACTGCTCCGGGCGTTACGGCGGGAGCTGACGGCACGGTCAGCATACCTGCGGGGCAGTCCGTTGGCGTTTACGGCGCGAACGGTACGGTGTACCTTATGGGCACCGGCTCGGTGCAGCTCATCGGGAGCGATTACAGCACGAGCCCTTTTAAGGCGTCAACACAGTCCGGCGGCTCGGGTGCTGACGAGGTGGCAAGAGCCGCCATAGAAGCGCACGCGGCTGACTCGGATATCCACGTTACCGCCACTGAAAAGGCAGCGTGGAACGCGGTGAATTACAGCAATCCGAACCTGCTGATAAATCCGGATTTCCGTATAAATCAGCGCGGGCAGGCTGAATACACCTCCGGCTACACGGTCGACAGATGGTATTCCCCCGGGAAGTGCAGCGCAGCGCCGATTTCCGGCGGTGTAAAGCTCACCTCTACGGTAACAGCGTCGTCAACAACCCACGCTTTTTGGCAGGATTTTGAGTTCCCGCTTCCACCGGGAAAATACACGCTATCTCTCAAGGCAGCGGACGTCACCGGAGTATGGGC